GAGCCAAGGTCTAAAAAGAAATCCAAGCCATCTGTTTACCAGGTCATGAACCACAACGGCGAGCAGTACAAGGACGACTACACCACAGAACAAGCCTATGCCGATGGGTTTACTGTGATGCTGGATGTCTACGAAAAAAACTTTAAGAAGAAAGGAACCGAAGCAGCCGAAGCCCTGGCAATGCTGTTTCAGATCAGGGATCACAACCTGGCGACGATGGGGTTACTGGAGGCAACGACTCGCGTTCACGTCTCTGGCTATCTGAATACTAAGATCAGCAGACTTGAGAAGGAGGCGGGTAAGTGACACTTCCCAAACGACAGCGGGAGATCTACGATTTTATCGCCGAGCATTACGCTCGGCACCAAGTCACACCCGCACAGAGAGAGATTGCCGAACACTTTCAGATATTTAGAACGACAGTCTCAGAACACATCGCAGCCCTGGAGCGTAAGGGTTTGATTTCACGGAAAGGAAGGGGGTATAAAAACAGCTTGACATTAGTATAATGATGCAAAATCTATCGGCACTCGGCTATGGCAGCACGATCTATCGAGAGGCACCTGGAGTTTTGCACAACGGATTATCAGAGGGAAGTTATCCAGCTGCACATCCAAGGTTTAACTCAGACTGAAATCAGTAAAAGATTAGGCAGGAATGTCAAGCGAGTGAACGCATTAATTTCACGCATACACATTAGAGCAGCGGCTTCCGGCGTGGCCCCAGATTACGGGGTCACTCGGCAAGTTGCACCAGGGTTCACCACCAAAAGATTAAGCACCGCATACGGTGAAGACGGATCCATCAAGCTGCAATGGCACATCCAGGAGCCTGAGAAGGTTAAGATCCAGGAGATGATGGACGAGTTTACGGATGCGTTTAAAGATGAACTATCCGGCATACACAAACCACTGAAAGCACCCAAGACTGTAGACCAAGATCTTATGTCAGTATACCTGATAGGCGATCACCACCTGGGACTGAGTGCCTGGTCAGAGGAGACAGGCGCCGAAGACTGGGACGTAAACAAGTCAGAAAAAATATTAGACGATGCAGTAGACAGGCTGGTCGCTGTATCCCCCAACAGTGAGACGGGATGCCTGGTCAACCTTGGCGACTTTTTTCACATCCAGGACGCCAGCTCAAGCACGCCCAATTCTAAGAACCTGCTAGATTCCGATGGCAGTTGGGGACGCATTATCAGAGCGGGATCACACCTAATAAAACGAGTCGTGTTACGCATGCTTGAGAAGCATAAAAAGGTAATGGTCGTGAACGCCAGGGGCAACCACGATCCAGACGCAAGCCTGTTTCTCAACACTGCAATTCAAATGTACTTCGAGAACGACAAGCGCGTCACAGTGCTGGATAACTTCAACAAGTTTGTATGGTTTCAGTTCGGCAAGAACCTGGTCGTCACTCACCACGGCGACAAGATCAACGCAACCAGGTTATACGAGGCCATCACACGCAACCTCAGAAAAGAATGGGGCGATGCCGATCATGTCTACTGCTACCTGGGACACATCCATCATCGAGACGCAAAAGAAATAGGCGGCATGACCATCGAACATTTCGGGGTTTTACCGCCGCCAGATTCTTGGCACAATGCTAGTGGCTACGGCGCAGAAAGAACGATGACCTGCATCGTATTGCACAAGCAGTATGGAGAAGAGGCAAGACTAAAAGTAAACGCGGAGCGATTAAGATGAGTGCATTCGATAAGCAAGTAGGCGGCAACCATTACAAACAGATGATGATCCAACCGTTAGAGTATGCCCTGGCAAACAATCTAGGGATTTGTGAACATGCGGTGGTGAAATATATTTCGCGCTGGAGAGATAAGGGCGGAGTTGATGATCTGCGGAAGGCAATACACTACTGCGAGATCTTGATTGACACAGAGCTGCAACCAAAGGTACAAGATCCAGTGGTCAAGTCAACCGGACTCTTGCATACTACGCAAGACTAACCGTTTGATACCAGGTCTAAGATCTTGGCAACCGGCTCGGGAATATCTTCTTCTTCACCATCATCAGGATCATCATATTCTTCGTGTTGAACCACGGCAATAATAACTGTCTGCCCTGGTTCCAGATCTTGAATGGTTATGTCCGGCATTAGTTTTTGCGCTTCTTTGCCATCCGCTTCATCGCTGCTTTCTTGAGACCTGGATCCATCTTGTCTTTCTTGGATGGTCGTCCAACCTTTGATCCGTATGTACCTTTACCGTATGGCATGGTGTTCTCCTAGTTGTATTCCCACATTACAGGCCTGGTGCGCCTGGTATCTACGTGCATAAATGTTTTGCCCTGGCCGAACCCGCTGAAGCCAAGCGCCATACCATTCTGAACGATCAGAAACTTTTGGTTGCCATCTGATACTGCTATGTCGGCAGCAATACCTTGAGCATGAGTGCCAGGCTTAGACTTCTTGATTTCCAGCGAGTGATTGGGCGATCTGAAACCGCTGGTGATTCGAAACGGAAAGCCGCACGCCTCGCGCAGCTGGTCTAGCGCATAGATGAACTCATCCTGCATACCGTTCTCGCCCGTCTCTTGGCAGTTAAACTCTTCCCTGGTGAAATATTTAAACATCGTTTAAACCTGTGTATCCAATTCTTCTTTTTCTTGCGCGTATTTCTGTAGCATTATTGCAGTTTCATGCGCTTTATTTTTTAGCAGTCTTCGCCGATTCTCTAAATGCTTTATCGGTAGGCGCACCCTTGGCGCCAGGCTTCCGCATACGCTCGCTTGATCCTGACTTTATCCTGGCACGCTTTGCCATGATGTTGTAATACAATCCCTTGTTAGGCTTCTTCATTTCCGCATCTCCATTATCTTGGATACACCACGGATACCGAATGAACTACTGATCGCAATGAACAGTAGGTATTGATACCACTCTGGCAATTGTGACAGCGCCTTGAACCCAGCGTCAACCCTATCGATCACGCTCACATCATTAAGAGCAATCGCATAACCAACCATAAAGATAGGGATTGATAGTATGATCGTCCAGAACTCATCCTTCCATGAATGAGCACTAGCGTCTGCCATCTTGGATTCCCAATCAGCATTGTTCTGGATGACCTGGAGTTTAGCTTGATGTTTAGCTTGCTTCTCCTCAGCCTTGTTATTCATCCAGCCGCCTACTAGATTAGTGACTGGCCCTATCAGTGCTTGCCACATTACTTGTCAGCCTCCATGGTTATTTTACAATCGCATATATGATTGTGAAACAGGCATACAGCCCGACAGCAACCAAGACGCAACTCACTGCAAGTCCAGCATAATGCATTCGCTGGTTAATCTTCTGGGCGTGTGCATTCTTAGCCTCTAATCTGGCCTTGCGAGCCTTAGCTTGGAAGATCATAAAGTCGTCCCACAATCCAGCCCGTCCGTAGTAGACCATAAAGTCCTGCAACTCTGCCTCTGCCTTCTTGATCTGTTCAAGCGCCATGAATTCTTCTGCATCAGATGCGAACAGAGACTTCTTATTCTTCTGTTGCCGCGCCTTAAGATCTTCTTTTGCATTAGTCATCTGACCAATTTGGCCAAAGCAATCGGACAGGTCTTTGCCGTTTCCGATGAACTCTTTCAGAACACCATACGCAGCGTTAAATGCGGCTAGTTCAGCAATCATTAGCCATCTCGTTTAACGAGCTTCTGAATAGTATCAGACTCCCAGATACGCAACGCTAACCAAATGATTGTGAACAAACTAGCCACACTCGGAAGCCAACCAGCTAATGTCGCGACCGTGCCGCCTACTGCTAATGAATCCATAACTGTTTTGGCTTCCTCCTGCATGACAATTATCCTTCAGCAGCCTGAGCCGCCGCGTATGCAGCCTTAGCATCATCCGTGAATACTGTGCCAGCAATTGCTACAACGTCAGCGTCTTCGCCAGCCAGGTCTGCATCTGGCGTCAGTACATGACGGTGGAATGTACGCGAGATTTCTACGTCATCACGCTTGATGATCGTTGCAGTACGAACTTGGATCACTGGATAGCCAGCAGCCAGTTGTAATACCTCGATCTTGTCGTTCTTTATTTCTTCTGAAAGTGCCATGTTTATTTCCTTAGTTTATCGCCAAAATTGGCCTGTCCACCCTCTAGGGGCATTAGATGTTGTCAGCGAGAACCGTGTTGGCTCCGATGGTCGTAATCGTTCCACCCTTGGTATGGTTTCCGTTTATCAAATTCCAGTTGGCAGAACCTTGCTCTCTGATTGGAGTGCCAGTATAATTGTAGACACGGTTTCCAGTGAACACGCTGTCACTCGCGTAAATCTCAATGCCACGGGAAGTCGATGCCGCCATGTCAATTGCATTTCCAGAGCATATATTGTTTGCCCCGCCAATGAAGATGCCATGTGATCCACCGAGGCGCGTGATCTTGTTGTTGGAAATCGCAACGCCGTCCTGTACACTCTTGATCGCATAACCGCTTGAATATTCGATCACGTTCCCTGTGACAGTCATGTCCGACACGGTAAACAACCCTGCGCCAGTTTCATCAACAACAATACCATCCTGACTTTGTGCCTTGAGGATGTTGTCGGCGATGATGAGTTCGCCGAGAGTGCGAGCAGTTCCATCATCACTGAACAAGATACCTTGACCTCCGATAAAGGTGTTCCCACGGACGATCATCTGCTCTGGGCTGTTCGAAACACTGCCCTGAATGCAGTAAGCCCCAGCGCTTTCATTGACGACCTCGTTGCCTGAGATAATTACACGGCGGCATTGAGCAATCCAGATCAAAGAGGCAGGAGTATCAGTCACACCAGAAGCAACGACGATTTTGTTGCCAGTGAAGATCGCATCTCCGCCCCAGCGAACACCGAACATGCCGTCCTGTTTTGGCACACCTGCGTGAATGTTTGTGTCCAAAATTACCGTGTTACCGACAAACACGCCCTCGGCCACATTGGAGCCGTCAGGCAAGCCAACACGCATCTCGGTGCCAAAGCAGTTCTTGAAGATATTGTTGACGCACAAGCCACGCTTGGTTCCGTCTGTGAAATAGACGCCGTTGTTGTTCGAGTTCTCTATAAAGTTCTCAGAGAAGATAACGCCATCGGACAGACGTACAGTTGAGAACCCAACCAAACCAGTCGATGACAATGTGTTTCCAGTATTGTTTGCGGCATTGCCATCATATCGGATGCCAGTGACGAGAATGTCTTGAGCTCCCACGATATCAAC